CCGCGCTTGTAGTGGTTTGCACTCGGGGGCAGCAGTGGAACCGTGATGGTCATGCCGCGCCCCAATACCTGCCGCCCTGCTTGGCAATCTCGCGCCGTGCATCGGCATATGCTCCCCGGATCGCCATAGCGTCCGCACGGGCGAGGATGACCTGGCAGCGGATGCAAAACCCCGCCATCGTCAGGTGGTGGGCAAGCCGCTGGCAAGCGCGGCATTGCTGCGTCGGGACGTTCCCGCGCTTCATGCCGTCACCTGCAATACGTGGTCGCCGGAGTTCCAGACGGCTTCACGGGTGGCGAGGTCGAGAATGATGCAGCCCTCGCTGGCCAGGTGTTCGCCCGCGTGCGCAACTTCGTCCCCGTGAATCAGGAAACCGTCGCGTCCGCAGCAGTCGGTGTCGGCATGGGGAATCAGCGGCAGGACATACGGGCCATGCGCGGGCGTGTCGCGCGGCGGAGCAATGCTCCAGAGGCCGCGCGGTATCGGGCCGATTCCCACCACGTTCTGCATGGCACCATCGTTAAGGCCAACACCATGACCGCTGTAGCCCGTCGCTACGCACTTGCCCGTGGCGTCCAAGAGGGCACCGGAGGATTGACGAAACGTCCACATGCTATTTGTTCTTCTGGGTTGCGGCGGACGTGACCGCCGGAATCAGCCGCCGTGCAACGGGCGCGGCCTTGTCGAGTCCGCGCGCCGCCAGCATCCGGGTTGCTGGCAGGCTCGCCAGTTCCTGTATAACGGGGGCGCTGATTGCCCCGACAGGGCCAGCAGCCTGCGCGCCAAGGATGGAGCTTGCCAGCGCGCCAGTTCGCGCCGCGCCACGGTCCATGAGGCGCTGGGGCACGCCGGGGCCAAGGCCGCGTCGCAGCATGGCGTTCTTGATGGCAATGAGGGAGCCTTCGCGGTTGCCCAACAGGCCGAACTCCGGCCCCAGCAACTTCTCCAGTTCCAGCTCGTTTGCCGCACGGCCCGCAAGCGCGGCAGACGCGCTGTCCGGGTGGCCGGTTCCCGGCATCCGGCCAAAGTCAACATGGCGCGACATAGCGCGGCTGAGGTTCAGCGCCTCAGGCGCGGTCATCTGCTCAGGGAAACGGCCAATCTGGGCGTGGATGTCCCGTGCTGGGCCCGGGTTCTCATGGAACTCCGTCTCCAGCGTGTCGGCCAGTCCCCCGGCCGCGTTCTCCGCTGGTGCGCGGGGAATGGTGCCCGTCGCCGCGTTTGTCATCGCTGCGCGTCGGGCGTGGATCGAACCGATGGAATCTTCCGCCGAGTCGGCGACCGTACCCGGGCGAATCCCGTTGGTGAAGTCCAAAATGTCGCGGCCCGGTGCGCGGCCAAACTTCCGCATCTTGGGCAGCACTCCAGCTGCGCCCTCCGCGAAACCCTCCGCTGCCTTTCGCAGCCCACTGGATGCCGCCGAACCGGCAGCGCCAGCGAGCGCGCCGTAGCCAGGATTGCCGCCCTGCAACGCCGTGACGCCAGCGGAAGATAGCGCAGACGGGATGGCCCGCAGTGCCACGTGGGCGGCGGCCGGCGCTTCCGGAGCCAAGCTCAGCAGCTTCTCGGCAGCGGCATCCTCGGCACCGCCCGGAATGAAGAACTCTCCGATCTTCTCTCCGCCGTACCCAATGTTCTGCGCGGGTCCGCGTGGCGTGAGGTCTACTTTGCTGATGGCACGGGCGGCAAGCGATGGCCGTGGCGGCGGGACGCGATAATCCGGGAGTCCGGGCGCGTGCAACACCAGTGGCGCACCCTGCGGTTGCTGCGGCGTCCCAACCGTTCTGACCGTCTGGCCCGCGCCCTTCAGCGCACCAGCACCGATGCCCAGAAGGCCGCTGCCTGCTTCGCCCAAAAGGCGCTCGGCGGCGTGTAGGTAGGGGTGCGGATCGGGAGGCGGCGCGACATACTGCGACGACCCGTCTTGCGGCGCGGCAGTTGACGCGGAGTATTTCTCCCACGGCGCTTGCGGGTTTGCTGGCGTCGGCTGCGGAACAGGTGCAGCCGCGTACTTGGCCCACGGCCCCGGCGGCGTTGTCACGGGTTCACCTTCTCCCAATTCGCTTTGTCGGCGGGGTCACCGCCCTTGAAGCGGTAGCCGCCCTCGACGGTGCCGACCGCAGGCCCGGTTCCGGTTTCGGCCTTGCTGCCCTTTATGCCGCCGATTCCCTTTGCCAGATTCCCGACCAGATTGTCGAAGACGTTGAGCTGCTTGAGCGCCAGTTCCGTGCTGCCACTCGTAATGTTCGGAAGCGCCTTGATGATCGCGTGACGCATCGTGTCGGAGCCTTGCCCCATGCCCGCCACGCTCCGCAGCGACAGGGCGCGTTCCTGCATCGAGAACAGGTCCGCCACCAGGTCTTGCTGTTGCGGCGTCAGGCCAGACGCCATAAGGTCGGTAATGGCGTTCTTCATCGTGGACGGGTCCACGTCGCGCATGGCGAGTGACAACTGCGCCGTCTGCTTGGGGCTGAACGGCGCAAGGCCGCGAGCCGTCAGCGCAGACCGGAGGGCTTGGCTTCCCGATTGGATGTCGGCGATTTGCGCCTGACGGCCCATGACACTGTTCGCCAGCGAACCAGGGGCAGCGCCTCGCGCCTCCGCGTCCTTGGCGCTCATATAGACGAAGTTGCCGGTCTGAGGGTCAAACACGGCGACCGGGCGCGTTTCGTTGTAGCCCGCGCCATGAGCCTCTCCGCTCGCAGCGGCTTCATCATTCCTGATCTTCTCGATGGCCTTTCCCCAGCGGTCCAAGTCCGAAAGGTACTTGGGGTCTTTCGCTCCGCCGGGATAGTTCTTGGCGTCAGGCTCCGGCCCAACCGCCGCCGTAACTTGCGCGCCGATTTCCGGGGCGAGGCCGGTCGGCTTGGGTGCTGGCGGCATCACCGGCTGGCCGTTCAGCAGAAGCGGCGTTACCTTGCCGCTGCGGTCAACCATGACAAAACCGTTGTCGGTAGCGTGGATTTCCGGCGCGCCCTGCGGAGCGGGGGCCAAAACAGGTTTCCCGCCGAAGGTGACCGGCTCAACGTCGCCGGTGGCCTTGTTGATCCGCATGAGGCCACCGGCGGTATTTTGGACCTCGTAGGGAGGCACCGGACCCTGCGCAGCTTTAGCGGCGTCCGCGCTCGCCAACCCCGCGTCGGCCTGCGACTTCTCTATCCCGGCCTCCGTCGCCGCCTGCTTCTCCGCCCGGTCAGTCTGGCCCTCCGCCTGCTGGCGCCGGTCCTGATACCCAATGGTCCCGATGCCCAGCCGTTGCTCAATCCCGGGGGCGAACAGGCGTCCGGCGGCGTCCCCGATCTTCTGGAGAACCCCGAGTTTCCCGGTATAGTTCGGAGGTCTGATGGCGCTCTCGTTCTGCTTGGCCTGCTGGACCGCCTCCATCGCGGGGGACGGACCCATTGCGGGGGATGCAATCGCGGGGAGCGGCCCCATCGAGGCCCCGGGTGGCATCAGGGCTGGCGGCGGGGCGGCCGGGGGCGCGATGCCAGGTGCCCGCAGCGGCCCCGCAGTCGCGTCAGGACGCGGCGGAATCCCCGGGATGGTGTAGGCGCGGGGCGAAGGCCCCGGAGCCGCAATGGTGGGCTGCTGGGGCGCAATGCTGGCCGCTAGGCGTGCGAGTGCCTGCTGGTCAAGCGGCAACGGGTTCAGGTTGGGGGGTGCGATGGTTGCCATGATTAACCGCCGTTGCTTCCACTGCCGCCGAACGAGAAGGACGTGCCCGGGATGCGGCCGGTAATACCGCCCAGCGCCTTCCCAAGCCCACCAGCGATGCCGCCCATGAGTTCGTTGCCGAACGTCGAGTTACTTGCGTTGTTGTAGAGGTCAAGCGCCTGCAACGCCTGCCCGCTGTTGGTGCCGAACAGCCCTTGCAGACCGGAGATCCCTTTATTGGCGTTGTCGGCGGTGATGCGGCCCGCGTCATTCGACAGGGTTTCCTGACCATTCCTGACCGCCTGATCGAGTTCAGGGGCGAAGCTCCCGGAGTTGCGGGTCCGGGCAGCCCGGAGGGCACCTTGCCCGAACGCCCCGGCGGTCGCGCCCCCCACGGACTGCTGGGCGGCGGTATTCTCCGCGATGCTCCCGGGGGTGGCGAGGCCATTCGCCATCCGGGTATACATCGGGGTCAGGGTGCCTTCAAGGCTGTTGGCCCGGTTCTGGTCCTGAGTGGCCGTGTTGCGAGCGAGATTTGCTGCGCTTTTGCTCATACTTTCCTCTGGTAGCAGTCCCACACCGGGCGGCTCCATCCCAGCCGCTCCATCAACTTCCTGCCGAATCCGCGGGCACGCCGTGGCTCCAGCCACACGTAGGCGCAATCAACCCCAGCCTGTCGCGCCATATCGGCCAACTGTTCCTGCATCGCGGCAACGGCCGCCCACCGGCGCGCCGGGGTGCCCCACCGGTGGTCCAGCACCAGGACCACTTCAACGGCCCGGACCGTCACCGCGCCCGCGACAACCGCGCCGCCGTCCCGCACCACCACGGCATCGGCGATGGACCTCCCGGGGAACGGGTACGGTTCGCGCTGGCGTCCGTGCAGCCGTTCCAACTCCGCGACATCGTGGGCGTCCGCGCACTCGACCTTCACAGGAGCGACCGGGTGCTCCCGGGGGTTTCGGTCCGGGTCTGGGTCTGGCCGAAGCCCGCGCCCCCGAGTGTCCCGCTTGTGGGGGCGGTTCCGCTCCCCTTGGACGGCGGGTACGCTGGCCCCGCCAATCCCCCCGGCTCAACCTTGGTCGGGCTGTTGGGTGTCCCGTGGAACACTGGCGCGGATGGTTTGCCGCTCGGGTACTGGCTATAGGCCCGCATGTAGATCGGCTGCGCCCCCAAAGCGCCCCGGTAATCCCGCGACGGCCCCGATTGCAACAGGGTCGGCTGGCTGAAGTTCGGTGTGGTGGAGGCCTCGAAGTGGTAAATGATCCCCCGGGTCACCGGCGAGTTATCGGTGATCTGGGCGTGGACGATCCCGCCCGCCGCCGCCACGTTCAGCGCCCCGACCTGGGGCGGCTGCGGCGGCTCGCCCGTTGGGTTGGCGTTGGTCTGCTGTGCCATCGTGTTGATCCGGCGCAACAGATCATCAAGGGCCTCCGCAAGCTGCGGGGACTGCTGGGCGATGTGGGGCCGGTTTCGGTAACCAGTGGACATTAGGACGCCATCGGGAAGGGTGCCGAGGGGTTTGACCGTATCCCCACGACCAGTTTTTGCAACAGGAACCCGTTATCGGTCTGGCCGCTTACCGGCAGGCTCGCGACCTTGAAGAAGCACCGCGCGCCCTCAACATTGAGGCCAAATTGCAGGTCAGCGGCCGGCCCAATCGCGAGCGGCCATGCGGGCGGTGCGGGCCACACATTTGCCAGCGACTCGGTCGCGGGCGTCAGGGTCATGGTTCCCACGCCCGAAACGTAGGCGGTCGCGAACGGGTACATCTTCTCGAAGCCCCCGACGCCAAGCTGCTGTTCTTCCTCGCGGCTAACAAACCCGTAGGTCCAGTAGAACGGGCTGATCTGGCCGTAGTCGTCGTCGGTCGAGAAGTACGCGCCCAACTGGTAGGCATTGCCGTTGCCCCCGGCCCCTCCCCCAAAGCAAACGCTGCTCAGGTTGAGGCTCAGGGCCAGCAACGCCCCGCAGTTCAGCGCGAGATTCCAACTGTTCCATTTCCGCGTCAGGTCACTCGCGATCATCTTGCCGGTAAAGCTAATGTGGATCGGGGGGCTGTCGGCGATCTGGGGGGCCGACGTTAGTTCCCGGAAGTCGAGCACGTAAACCGCCGTGACCGTTTCGATCCCGTTGAGTGGCAGCCCGACAAAGACCCGCTGGTTCGCGAGGTCGCACTGGACCCATACGTTTTGGCAGTAGGGCCACGAGATGTTGTTCCAAACCGACTGAATCTCCTGCGACACCTTGCGCGGCTCCGCGCCCCAGTAGATGTAGAGGCCGTCGCGCGACGCGATAAATCCCCACTGCTCGCCCCCGATGCCGGTGCCCCACTGGCCCGCGTCCACTGACCACGGCGACAGCGCCCCAACGGTCGCGGAAATCTGGGGAACCTCCCAGTCGGCAGGCTCGTTGTTGGGCGAATCGTTGGTGCCGTAGAGTCCCCCCTTCGTGTGGATGTTGAGGGTTCCGCGAAGCTGACTCATTGCCAGGATCGGGGTTGGGTCATCATCCGGGCCAAGCACCCCCGTTACCCCGTCGAACGATTCCGGGTTCTCGATGTAGCTAAAAAGCGCCTGCGGAAACTGTGGTTCGGCGGTCGGGAACAGTTCGCACTCGTCAATCTTCACCACATCGCTTGACGCCTGGTTCTTGGCGTAGACCCGGAGAACCGCATCCGCCGGAATCTGCCCGGGGGTCGCGGCGTTGAAGTCCGCCTGAAAGAACTTCCCGGCGGTCCCGACCTCCGCGAGCGCGATAGTCGCGGTCGCCAGCACCCCATCGGTCGCGCTGTAGAGGTCCGCGATAACGTCTCCGGCGGTCCCGGTCGAGGTCAGCCACGCGCGAAACGTGTACTTGGTTGCGCCCTGCAGAATCGCGACGTTCAGGTAGTCCTGATAAACCGACTGGCTGATCTGGCCCTTGGGGTTGCTGGTCCCGTCCCCGGTAATCTGCCACGCGAAACCAAACTCAACCCCCGTGGTGGTGAGGGCGCCCCCGGAGGTAACGACGGTCCAGCCGGTCGGGACATTCGAGCTGATGTAGCCCCCGTCAAACCCCATGTTGAGCAGGTTTGGGAGCAGGTTCGGCATTCCCCACGCGGCCAACCGGGAAGCGTAGGCGAAGACCCCGATGCACGGCCCGAGCGTCTGTTGCTCAAACAGGTTGTTCCCGGGGATCCCGATTCCGGTCGCCGACAACAGGGCGTTGTCGGAGAAGTTCATGATGGCGCTGGTCGAGGTATTGTCCGGCACAACGGTCGCAGCCACCAAAATCTGGTCCGTCCCCGGGATGTTGCTCGGGAGCTTGATGGCGGTCGGGATCGTGAAGAAGTTGCTCCCGCCAGCCGCCGTGAACGCCAGGACCCGGGCGACAACATTGGGCGGCCCAATCGCCAAGTCCGTCACGTTCACCTTCTGGTTTCCCTGCGAACTGAACGCCACGGGAGGGGACGGCTTTGTCAGGGCACCATTGCGTGTCAGGAACATCTGGACGCACTGGTAGGTGCCCGCCGAACTGGAACCCCCAAACGTCGCGGTCCCCCCGGTGGTTGAGCCGTTGCTGCCGTTCAGCCCGGTAATCCCGATGGTGCTGATTGTGACGGTCGAGCCGCTCACCGCCGTTACCGACCAGGTCGCCGGGTTCCCCCCGGTGTTCGAGTCGTAGGGGTGGGTGCTGTCGCCCGCAACCGACCCCGTGATGTAGACGGTATCGCCCACCGCGACATTGCTGGGGGCGGCCGACAGCGTGATGGTGGCCCCTTGGGTCGCGACCCCCACGCTGTCGCGTTCAACGAGGGTCTGGATCATGACGGTCGCGCCCCCGCCACCGCTGTCATTGGCGGAGCCATTGTGGTAGGTGATCTGGGTCGAGGATGGGACGCTCGCGATGGTGTAGACGCCGTTGAGTCCCGAGTTGGGATTCCCGGTCACCAGGATGGTATCGCCCGTCAGCAGATTGTGGTTCTGGCCGAACGTGAGGGTCCCGACGCTCGGGGTCGTTACCGAGTAGGCGGTGGTGGTCAGGGGCACGAAAGCGTAGGTGACCGTGAACGAGGTTGTTGACGGGACGCCCGTCACCAAATAGACCCCGTTGAACAGCGGGACACCAACGAGTGAAACGTACTGGCCCGACAGCAGCCCGTGGGCCGCCGAGGTTGTCACCACCAAGGTTGCGGTGGCGGCGTCCACGTTCGTGCTGGTCGTGATCGCGCTGATGGACTCCCCGACATTGGCGATGGACGTGATCGTGCTGGTCGAGGAATACGGGGCGCACGCCGGGGCCGCGCCGGGGCCGTCCTGCGTCAGGCGGTCGAAGTTGGTTCCGTCGTACTGGCGCGGCACATCCGTCCCGATGTTGCCATCGGAGAACGCCATGTAGGCGCGGCCAAAGGCGTTCGCCAGCTTCATGCGGCACCCCGGCGTCACCGACGCAATGTTGGTGATGACCCCGGGGGCATTGGCCACGTCTTCCTGGTACAGCGCGCCGTCGCTGTAGAGCACGAGGTTCAGGGGGTTGCCGTTCGGCTGGCGGAAGACCCCCTCCGATACAACGGTGGTTCCGGCGCGCCCCGGGTACAAACGCCGAAGCGCTCGACGGCTGGTCACGGCCCCGGGTGAAAACTCCACGTCCCCGCATAACGGCGAGATTCCGGCCGGACAATCTGGAGGGGCAATCTCGGTGTCGAGACCTCCAAACAGATCGAGCGAACCTTCTGCCGTTATGCCGTAGGGAGTAGGCATTAGCCACGCGGGAAGACGAACCGGCCAACGATGGTGTCGCCAGTGACGCCGGCCGGATAGGCCATCGCCCCGAGGTCCGCCAACGGGTCGCCCGCCGCCGCCCCCTGCACCAGGACCTGCATTTTGCCGTTGGCCTGGGTGGTGCCGGGTCGGTAGGCGTAGACGTAGCCCGAGACCCCGCTGGAGTTGGCCGACACAATCTCCGCGATGATGGGGAGCGTTTCGGCTGGGACACCGACCTGTCCTGCCGCGCCCGTCAGGGCGGTCAGGTCGAGGGTGTCCCCGAGGGCCGGGTAGTTGCCCGACGCCGTGATCGTGACGTACACCTCAACGACGCGGGGGAGCGAAACGATCCCGACCGCGCCCTGTTGGTTCGCGTAAAGTGCTGCCGAAAGAGCCATAGAGTGTTCTCCTTAAAGGGGGTTGTTGAAATCTCCGCCGTACCACGCGCCGGACCCAAGGGCGCCGGAGCGGTACGGACGCCGCCGGTGCTGCCCACGCTGCTTCTGCCGGATCGTGGGCCGAATCAGTTCCCGCATGGCCTGCTCCGCCTTGGCCTGCATCTGGGCGGTTCCCGCCGCGCCGCGCGACCGCATGAAGTGCTCGGCGATCAGGTAGGCGATGACGGCCTGTCCCATCGGGATCGGGATCGTCACGGTGTCGCCGAAGCTCGCAATGTCGGGGTAAAACTTCTGGTACAGCATCCGGATGTCGTTCGACTGGAGCGCCCCGGGAAACTGGAGTTGGTTGTTCCGCCACTCCCACGATTGGAAGTAGGCCGACTGCGCAACGGCGGGCAGCCCGTCGTTCGACTGGCCAACCGGGAGGAACGGCGACGCGGTGTCGCCACTGAGCCTCTGCCACAACCGGAGCGGCATCACCATGTCGGGCGGGAGCACCGGGGTGGTGTAGAGGTTCACGCCATCAAAGTAGTTCTGCCAGTTGATGTAGACGAATGTTGCGGGGTCGGTGGTGGCGACCGGCAGCAGGTTCAACAGGACCGCGTAATTCGTCAGCGCCCGCACCCCGGCATTCGCGAGCGCCCGCTGGGCGAACCGATAGGCCGCGTTGAAGTTCGCGACCGTGTAGGTGGCGCTGTCGGCCAGCAGGTTTCCGCCAGCCGACGGAGCCACGTCGTTGCAGTACATCCGGGCCTCGGTCACGATGGCCTCGGCGGTGGGGAATGGAGGGGCTGCCATATCGCTAGCTCGGGTGCCCTAGTGGCACGTCCACGCGCTCCCATCCGACACCGCGATCATGACGGTTGATCCGCTGCCCGTGCAGACGCCGATCGTGGTGCTGGCGGCATCCGTCACAATAAACATGGCCCCGGACCCTGCACCGCTTGCGGTCGGGAGGGACGATACGATTGTGACCGGAAGATGGAAAGTACCAGCCGCTACCACCGATACACCCGTGCCCCCGAGCGTTACGGTCGTGGTGCCGCTCGCGGTAGAGGCATCCAGCACCTGCTTGGACGCCGACGATATGGACCACTCCTTGGTGGTCCCATCGTTGCTCCAAACCTGTTGGGCAACGGTGCTGGACTGGTCATTGGCGACGAAGTTGATGCGGGCAATGCAGGTCGTGCCGCCGCACCCGAGTTGGCCGATCACGGAGTCCGCGTCCTTCGTCCCCAGCACTTCGAGCGGGTAGGTGCCAGTGAAATCCGATGGCAGGACCCCCGGGGCACCCAAGATCGTGTGGCCTATCGCGCCCCCGAACGTGCTGTAGTACCAGACCGGCACGTTGTGGGTGCCAGAAGGCCGCAAGTCCAGCAGGTTGAGGCCCGCGGTGAGTGAACTCGGGATGTACTCCCCATTGGTTCCCCCGAAATCCGGGGTGAACGCGGCAATGCCCGACATGGCCTGCGGGGTCGCAATGACTTGGGCCGCGCGGTTCGCGTCCGTCCCGCTCCCGTTCGCCATCGTGTTGGCATTAAACACCGGGCCGGTCCCCGTGATGTAGCGATTTGCGGTTGGCCCCACAAGGCCAGGGTCAACAATCACGGTGCCGACATCGCTCGTGCTGCTTTGGGTGCCGGTGAGGGCAAATGAGATGCTGGTTGAGGTCGCGCCAGTCAGTTGCCAGACGCCGTTGTACGCGGTATTGGTCAGGCCCGCGATGAAGACCCAATCGCCAGTTGCGAACGATTGCGTTCCGGTCGTCAGGGTCGCGGTCCCGCCGGTCCGGGCGACGGCGCTGACGGCGGCGCTCATGCCGGACCATACCTGATCGGACCCAAACAGCGTGGACTCGACGCACAGGCCGATGCAGTTCAGTTCCGCGCCGTTCGAGAGAATTACCGGGAGGCCGTCGCTTTCGACGTCCCGAAGATTCACGCGCCCCTCGTTGGGAATCAGCATGGCCTGGTGGGGCGCATTGCTGGCGCTGGTTGAGCGCGTTAACCATCCGTCAACGGTCAAGGGGCTGCCGGACTGGCTGAGTAGCCCGTACCCGTTCTCGTCATAGATCGAGTTGAACGTGATGTTGGTCCCGCCCTCCACGTCCACCGACGGCTGGTTGACGCCGCCCAGCGGGGGCAGGTAGAGGTTGTCGAACGCGAATTTATTGCCGCTGTAGATCATCAGGGAGCGGTCACCAAACCCACGGCTTACCCCGTTGGCGATCCCCTGGCTGTTCGACATGGCGAAGTTAAAGTTGCCGTTCCCGATGTTGATTAGGTTCCCGCCCCCGTCCGCGAGGGTGGTTCCGTTACAGTTCGAGAACTGGAACCCGCACCCGCTCTGGCCCCACAGGAAGTTGTCCGCCGACGCCATCCCGAGGAACGTTCCCGCGAACGCGCTGCCATCAGGTTGACCCCACATCGCGCTCCAGTAGCGCCCCGCGAACGCCCCGACGTTCTGGACGTGCAGGGAAAAGATCGGGTCCACCGTGGTATCGGCCCACAGGGCGGCGGTCGCCAGTCCGCCAGCGTCGAGGGCGACATCCTGCACCGTGACGCCGGTCCCACTGATGCGTAGCAATGCGTTCTCAGTTCCCGAACCCGGCGCTCCCCCGGCAGTCCCGGCGTAGACAATGCGGGTGCCGTATCCGGTCTGGTTGTTTCCGCCGTTCCCGGCCCCCTCGATGGTCAGGCCGTCCGCCGCCTGCGCCACCATCGTGGAAGTCGTGATGTAGATGCCCGGCTCGAAAAACAGCTTGCTCTGTGCAATGGAGGCCGCCTGCGTGATCGCGGCGCTCACCGCCGTGGTATCGTCTGTGCCCCAAAAAAATTGGGTTTGTCCTGCGGTAACGGACGATGGCGTCGCGGCCGCCAGGGTAACCTCAGTCGGCGACACGTAGGCCGCAATTGTGGTGGCGAACCCTTTGTTGCCGCTCCCGGCATTCTCGATCACGATGGTCTTGCCGACATCCCCGGACGCGAATACAGAATCCGTGGTTGTGAAATCCGTCGAGCTTGCGACGGCATGGCCGTGGTCATTGGCTTTCCCGTTCGTCGTGACATTGGGGATAACGACGTTGGCGATGCTGGTGGGGCTGATGTTGGGCTGCGTGATGGTCACACCATGGAGGTTGTCAACAGCAAACTGCGTCCCGTGGTCCGCCGCGAACGTCAACTTCGACTCGCCCGCGGCAGACGCCACATTGGTGACGTTGAACGTGGTGTTGCCGGCCCAGGTGCTCACCGTGTAGGCGCTCAGGGTATTGCTCTGGTCGTTCTGGGTGACGCCGCTGACCGCCGTGGCGACGGCGCACGCGCAAGCTCCCGTGGGGGCGGTCGCCGTGGTGGTGCGGAGCACGTCGTAACTGTTGGCCCCCGTCACCGCCCCCCACGTCACCTTGTCGTAGTTGACGCCGCTGAGGGTGGCGGCGGCATTCGTGAGGGATGCGGCGGCGCTCGGGGCGGAGTTCCCGAGGGTGAAATTACTCACCACCCAGTAGTAGTAGGTGGTGCTGCCGGTTGTCCCGACTGGAACGACGCTGACCGTTGGGGGCGCGGCAGGCGCAATCGCGGTGACGCTGTACTGCTGGGCGGTGGTTGGGCCGAGCGAGATATTGATGGTGGTGACGGCCCCGATGGAGCCGCTCGGGGGCGTATAGGTGATGTAGTAATTTGCGGCGGCTGCATAGCCCGGGAGCTTGCCGTTGGCGTCGGCCACAAGGGGCTGGGCCAGCGGCACGGTCCCGGCGATGTCGCTAAAGATTGCGGCGGTCCCGGGGGCCGCGCAGGGGGTCGCCGGGGGCGTCCCCGCCGAATTGCCGGTGCACACGTAGGCCGTGCTCCCGGGCAGCACCGCGAGTAACTGGATGCTCCCGGGCTGCCCGGTCACGGCGGTAGCGATGGTGTTGAGGGGCTGCAACTGCGCGGCGCAGCCACACGCCAGCATCGCGACAATGAAGGCAATGCGCCGCATGGTTACTTGGCCTGACGGATGGGCTGGCCGGGGATCGGGGCGGCGACCCGGGGGGCCGGTTCAGCAGCGCCCTCCAGCTTGTCCTTGGGGATCAGGCCGGAAGCCGACCACATCCCGATAAACTCGCCGGCAGTGCTGTAGACCGCGCCGCAACCGTGCTGGCGCGCCCCTGGCTTCATCGGCTCCTGACACCACTGGCACGTCCCCATCGGGACGGCATTGGCGCTCCATTCAACCTTCTGGTTGGCATGGGCCGCTCCCCAGCGATGGGTGCCGCAAATCTTGTCCAGCTTCCCTTCCTTGGCGAGCTTCTGGCCGTCCTCGAACCACAGCATCGCCATCTTCATGAGGCGCGCCTCGGCCGCTTGCAGTTCCGCCTCGGACGGCTCCGGGTTCTCCCGGGTGGCCGTCTCCGAAATGAAGACGCCCCAATGCTCCCGATTGGTGGTGCCCAGTCCGAACGCCGGGGACGATGACCCGATCCCCACCACGTCCTTGGCGACTTCGGCCCCGAAGTCATGGAAGATCCCCATGCGGCCCTGCGCGTCGCCCTGGTCATAGTCGAGCGGCAACACCCCCGTGATGTAGGGCTTGCCCCCGTGCTCAACCGGGCCACTGTACCGGGCACCCTCCGGCTTCGCCGGGATGATGAAGATGCCGTGCGACCCGAGCGAAACGCGGTACAGGAACGGCGCGACGCTGAAGACGAATGCCGGGGGCATCGTCTCCTTCAGGCGCTCGTGGTCCCCGGGGGCGCGGTGGCGGGCGTTATTGGCGGCGATGGCCGCTTTGATGGCCTCGCGCGGACTTTGAATGGCGGTTGCCATAGGTTCTCCTTAAAGTTGCTGCGGGCCATGCGACCCTAACTGCTTGACGATCTCGGGGCGCGGCCGGATGATGATGTCGTCGGGGGTGCGTTTCCCCGGGTTGCCGCTCACCGGGTTGCCCCCGAACGGCCCCATCGCGTTGTCGAAGATGGCGTCGAACCTTTCGTCCCGTTCCTTTTGCTGGCGCTCCATCCGGGCCTTGACGGCGATTCGGCGCTGCTCATCGCTCAGGAGCTTGCCCCGCTCAATGCACTGGCACAGCAGTTGCAAAAGCCCGGGTTCCAGCGGGGAGCCTTCGCCGTCCGGGGTCTCAAACGTGAAGGTCCACTCGTAGTCCCCTTCAGCCGGGTACGGCCCGAGCGATGGCGTGCCATCCGGCTCCCGCATCGCTTCCCACGCTTCCCGGGTTCCGTAAGTCTCGGGCCCGCACCACCGCTCCACCATCCAGCGATTGCGCCCGTCCCCGTAGGTGCGGCGCGGCGCTCCGCACTCGAACCGCACGCGGTCCTCGGACCAAATGACGCGCCAGTTGGGCTGCCCGTAGATGTTGGTGCCGAACCGGCGCAGCAGCGTCGCGGCCCATGAGGGCGGTTTGCGGGAACAGGCGTCGCTCACTCGACACCCCGCAAGAACTCTGCGAATTCCGCCTTTGCCGCGCGCAGCTTGCCAGAGGGAACCTCTCGGCATCCCGCTGGAACGGGGAACCGCTGGACGTACTCCTTGCCGCGTGCTGTCGCGGTCAAGAAGAAGCACCGGCCAGTCTCGAAGCCGCCGCGAGCGTCATGGCACCCGAAAACCTCTTGGCCCTCAACCCGGTACACGGAGATGCCGTCGTATTTCGCGGCGAGAGGAATGAGTGCGACAGCCGCCGAACCGGCGATCAGGCTCTTAATTGCGTGGCGTCTTGTCACGCTGCGGGAACAGGCGTCAGCCACGCTTGACTACCTCGACCCGGCAAAACGCCGTCTCGAACACTTGTTCCAGCGCGAGCGATAGCTCTTGGATCAGCGCGATTGCGTCAGTGAATGTGAGGCTCTCGGCTTCTTCAATCCAATCCGACGCGCTGAAGGATAGAAGAATGTGACCACGGTCGTTCGGAGAAGGCTGAACCCGGAAAGGACGATGGGGCCGCTGCAAGAGGTCGCTCATAGAATTTGTTGGGGCCGATTACCGGCTCGGCCCCGAAGCCGCAAAAGGTTAGCCGTTGAAGCCGTTGGGCAACAGCAGCCCGTCAATGAATCCACCGGCGCGCGGATTGTCGAGGTACACGTTGAACCCGCACACCAGATAGCTGAGGTTGCTGGTCGCGACGGAACCGTCAGACCCGTACGCGGGGAACACCGTCTGGCCCCCGGACTCGTAAGGCCCGAGCTTCTGGGTCTCGGCGCGGCCCCAATGGTTGAGGATCAGGAGGTCGGTACGCCCCGGCTGCGCGTTCAGGCTGCACAGGATCGGGAGGTCGCCCATCCGCTTCGGCGCGGTCCGCTTGAGCATGTCTTCGCTCGCGCTCCCGCCCAACTGGTTCTGGATAACCTGCGTGACCACCAGGCCGACGTTTTCCCACGCCGATTCCTGGTCCTGGTTCATGTGCCAGATGCCGCCCTCGACGTTCGGGGTCTCGATGCCCGCCTGCATCCGCATCCGGGCTTGCAGGAGCCGAATCATCTGTGGGGTCAGGGGGCTGTTGCCGGCCGCGACGTGCGGGGTCTTCAGCATCCCGGGATAGCTGGACCGGGGAAGCTGAAGGAACATCCCGGTATTCGAGTCCACCTGATAGGTCTCGATACCGGCCAGCGAACTGTTGGCGATGCCGGGGGCGCCGTGAACCAACAGCAGGTCGCCCGCTTGGGTGGCCCCGCCGGTCGCCGGCAGTGGGCCGGTCGCGGTGATCTGGTTGGCGATCCCGTCCACGGTAAAGACGGTGAAGGTGCCGCGCTTGGTGCCCCCGAGGGCCGACCACACGTCAACCTGCCAGTTGCCCTTGAACTGGTTGGCGTTGGTCGCGACCGTGATGGTGCTGCCGGAAACCGAGGAAACGGTGTCGAGCGTTCCGCTCCCGTCGGTGTTGAGCAGCGACTCGATGAAGGTCCGCATCGTGGTGATGCCGCCCTTCAGGGTCTTCTTCACGCTGGACTCGATGGCCTTCTCTTTCGAGTCGGTCGCCGCGTCCATCAGCATCGTCCATTCCAGCGCGGTATCGAAATACACGCTGGTGATCTGGCCGTAGTCGCTGTAGATGGCGGAGCCGCGCCCCAGGGGGCCGCCGTCGGGGTTGATCTGGCTGGGGCTGCCGCCAGGGATGATGTCGAGGGGAACGCGCATTGCCCGGCTGGAAATGCGCTGGAGGTTTTTGCCCTGCTGAATCTTGTCGAACAGGGTGTGGTCCTGCAAGAAAAGTTCCTGCGAGTTAGGCATGACCCTTTCGAGCTGGTACGCGATCGTTTGCGAATTGGATGGCACTGGTAGGTTCTCCTTTGTTCTGGTGAACCCGCCGCGTTACCGTATTCGCCCCGCACGGGGGCCAGCTTCGGCGCTGCTGTGCTGAAACGGACGGTTGTCTTGCTTACTGCGTGGACATGGCGCTCAACAGCCCGGTTTCGCCAATGGCCGGGGTGTCCGATCCCCGCGCTGCCCTGCGCCAAAAACTATTCCCAGGCGTACAGTTCCTTGCGCCCGCGAATGTAGGCGCGACCGCTAAGGACGGCATCCTGCACGCTCGAATATCCGGGGGGCGTCCGGGTGTAATCAATCTGAAGGCCCGCCGCTGATGGCGTCTTCGTCCCCCGCGTAATCGTGTTGGCTCCCGGGCGCGCCACTGCGGGCGCCGGGGCCTGCGGCTTCGCGGGCGCCGTGGTAGCGCCCCGCGTGAACAGCCGGTAGACGGTCTTGGCGATGTCGGGCATCGCGGTTTCGATCTTGCGGCGATAGAGCTGCTTCAGGCCCTCGGCATCGCGCGCCTGCTGGAACCGGCCCTTGTTGGTCTGGAATGCCTGATCCTTGGTGATAGCGTCGGTCAACCGGGCATCGCATTCCTTGACCAGGGCGTTGAAGTAGTCCGGGTCATCGCGCCGGATGGCCTTGATGTCGGCGCCGCCCTGCGAGAAAAAGCGGCCGATCTGCTGTTCAATCGCGCTCTCCATGTGGCCCTTGGCATCGGAAATAACCGCGTGGTTGAACAACTGGTCGCGTTCCTGCTCGAACTGCTGGCGGTCGGCTTCGAGTTTCTGGCGCTCGGGGTCAACCCGGCGCTCGGGCATCTGCTGGGCCGTCTCGAAGACCGTGTTCCAGAACCGCACCAGCGGCTCCATCGCGGTGTGCACGTCCTTGTTCTGGGCAGCCAACTGCTCCAACCGCGCCAGTGCCTCGTAGGCCCCGAAACTCTGCATCGTGTTGAGCATCGCGCGGCCCATCACATGGCGGTAGGCTTCCGGCGACTTCTCGGCAAACTTCTCAATCAACGCCGGGGCGAACTTCTCGGCGGCTTCCCGGTCTGCGGCAAACAGCCGCTCGGCCAACTGCGGGTCGGCGTTCGAGAAAAGGCCGTCCAGTTCCTCCCACGCCTCCAATTCGCCCCGCACCGCCTGAATGCCGCTCTGGCCGCCCATGTCCTCCAGCAGCTTCGCCTGCTCCCGGATGGTCTTCAGCCCCCCAAGCTGGCGCAGTTCGCGGTTCTCGAAGAACATAGCCCGCAGCTCGGGATGCTGCTTGAACACCGGGGCGAGATTCGCGGGAATCTTCTTGCCGTCCTCGCCCGCGTAGATGTCCTTTTCCGGGTCCGCTGCCTTCTCGGGCGCGGCCTCGCGTTCCCCGCGTTCCTCGCCGTCGGGTTCGGCCCCATCGGTTGTCGGCTGCTCAACTTCGGGCTGTTCCACTGGCTCGGGCGCAGCGGTTTCCACCGGCGATTCCACCGGGGCTTCGAGTACGTCTTCCATGTGTCTCCTATTGCGCCGGTTGTCCCGGCGTGAGTCCTGCCTGTTGAAGCATCTGGCGCGCCGCCATGGGGTCCGCAGCCGCCACGTCCTTGAACGCAATGACCTCGGCGGGTGGCTTCTGGGGCGGCTTCTGCTGTTCCTGCTGCTGCTGCAACTCCTGCCGGTGGGCCAGCGCGTGCAACTTCACGTTCGCAACCATGTCGGGGTCGCTCTTGCGCGCTTCCTGACCGGCGGCCGAGTTTATCCACCGGACACACTCGGCGAAATGGGCCTCATGATCGTCAAAATCCGGGTCAATCGGGACGCTGCTGAAGAACTCGGGCGGCGCTGGCGTCTGGACCGGCTGGCCAGCCTGCGCGGCGAGTTGCGCCTGCGCGACAAACGTGGGGTAGTCCGGGTTCGGCACCGGCTTTGCCTTTTCCATCTCCTGAATCTCGGCCAGCTGGTTGTTGCGCCCCACAACCGATTCGTCCACGAGGCCCTCGACCCCAATGGCATCGAGCAGGAGTGCCTGATTGTCCGGCTGCATCAAGAGCTTGCTTACCGCCGGACTCGACGCCGCGTTGTTCAGCAGCATCATGATTTTGTTGCTCCGGGCCGTGTAGCCCTCGGGGAAGTTCGCATCGGTTTCCGGGACGCAAACAAAGTCCCCGCGCAAGTCCCCGATGTGGAGCGATACCGTCTCGACGCTCCGGCCACTCGCCGCCGCCACCAGCGCCTTGAGGGGACCCTTGTCGCGCGAGATGCCCGCCAGCCTTACGGCCTGCCCCATCGCTTCCGCGTAGAAGTCGCGGTAGGGCTGCCAGGTAAGCCCGATAACCCCCAGGGCCTGATCCCGCGCCAGCGCGTAGCCGCGCGCCGTGTCCTGGTTCTCCATCGAGGCACCACCGAGCACCGGGGGCGTTGAACTGAGCTTGTCGGCCAGTGGCCCAATCAACTGCTCCAGCATCCCCATTAGTTCCGGGGGAACCTGCGCCGGAGAGGTCTCGTGCACGTCGTCGCTCATTGGCCCCGGCGTGTTCTTCTCGACCGGGACAAAGCATCCCGGGCCCGCCCGCATATCCTGAACGGCATCAACGTCAATCAGGTTGTCATTCACCAGGGTCATTGGGATGACGTACCGGAAGGTTTCCTCCACCATCCCGAGCAGTTCATTGGTGACCCGCTGGGGGTCCATCATGGAGTCCCCGACCGATGGGCGCGCCTGCCCGTCGCCATCAAGCGCGTGCATGACCGCGATGTGCTCGTCCATGCACTCGGGCCGTTCCTCCGCCAAGGTCGAGCCGAAATACGTCAGGCAACAACCCTCCGGGTAGCGGTCCTGAAGCGCCTGCCGCATTTCCGGGTCCGAAACCCCGTGGAACGCCTCGGGCCTCAGCCACCAGCGCGAACGGGTCCGCAGGTACTTCGAAGTCGCGCCCCCGCCGTTGCGCCCGTTGCCTTGGCCCTCCGCGCAGGTAATGCGGGCCAGCCGCGCAAAGGTCGAGTCCACGTTCGAGGACGAATCCGCGTCCGTAATTTTCGATGCCACGTCCGGGTACATGGCCTTGGCAATCGTCTCATCGAGGTCATCCTCGATCTTGACGTAGGGGAACAGGCGCGGGTGCTCGCACACAATCGGCACCTTGGACTCCAACATGCCGTACAGGTGGATTTCCTCGCGGCCTTTCGGCTTGCCGGTACGGTCCACCCCGTACTGCTGCTTGTCCCGCACAAACTCCGTCACGGCGATCAGGCGGCCATCCGTCCAGCACAGCCGCGCCGCGCGTTGCGCCAGCTTGCGGGGCGGGTTGAATTTCTCGATGATGCGGCGCATCGTGTTGGCCGCTTCCGCCCCCGCGACATCATCGGGTTCGTCCGGGTCGGCGGGTTCAAACCGCAACCCCGGGGGCGTCTGGCTGAACGCCGCCGCCCAGGTGCGTTCCCGCGCGGCGAACACGTTGTAGCTGCGGCCCACCGGCGGACGGCTGACGGTATCGCCCCCCATGCCCGCCGGGGCCAGCCCGACTTCGGGCGCGGGGCTTACCTGAAACTGCTGGCTGTCCACGCTGGCGGCGGCATCGGCGAATCCCCGTTCCATCATGCGGCGACGCCAGACCGTGATGATGGCCCAGTTCTGGGCGTGGCGCTCCTGATCGTCAAACCGGCGCACCAGCGACAGCAACGCCGCTTCCTGCTCGTCGGTTAGCGCGTCCGATTCCTCGGGCCCATCGGGCGCACCGGCGGCAGGGGCCAGTTCTCCCGGCTCTGCCGCTTCTTCGATCTCGGCCACTTCCGCCATTTACCGGCGACCCGCCATCGCGGCTTTCCGGAGCGAGCCTGCCTTCTTCTTCTCGCCGATCCCGGGATAGTCGCGGTGGACCTCGGCCCGAACCTCGGCCTCGACCTCCCCTCCCTTGGCGCCGGCGCGGCTCAGCGCGTCGCGGGCATGGGATGCATCGGGAATTGGGAATTTGCGCTTCTTCGGGAACACGAAGTCCGAAGACGGCAATGCGTTCCGGGTTGCTGAGGTGAGTTTGGCCATGAGTCAGTCCTTAAACTTGGCGGGGACGCTGGTTGGATTTGAGCGACCAGTCAACTCCTGAGTCGTCTTGGAATATCGCTCTTCCCAGACGTTGCCCAGGGGGCCTCTGCCGCCAGTTAACTGGCGACCGTCCCCATAAATTGGACTGCTGCCCGACCACGCTTTGCCGATAGGCGATATACGGGCCTCCACGAATGGAGAGCCGTGGCTTTTCAATGCGCCTGGCCCCAGTCTCGCCGTGGGGATGCCGGTTTGCACCGGCACGCGCATGTTCCGCTGATTTAGGGCAGCAGGGGCTTTCGCCCGCGCTTGGAGCTACCGGAGGGCCTCGAACCCCCGACCCGCTGTTTACGAAACAGCCGCTCTACCAACTGAGCTACGGCAGCAATCTTTGCGGTAGCGGGCCTCGACGGTGATCTCCGGGCCATCGAGGCTCTGAAACCAGGCGTGCTCCATGACAGACGGGCTGCTATCAAGCGCAGCCCGGACATCCGCCGCCGTAAGGACGATCTGTTTCTGTGGCATAAAAATAAATCCGGGTTGGGGAGGCTCGGCAAATGATGACGGCTCAGGTGAACCGTCCCGCGCCGCCGTTTTACCGCTGGGCAAACAGCCAGCCGGTTCCTCCCCATTGGGGCCGCCCGGAGCGGCCCGGAGGGTTGGCGCGGACTATCGTTAGACTTCAGACAGCGTGATGTTCTTGAGGGACACGACCGTCCACAGGAGGTTGGCCGCCATCAAGATGCAGTTGGCCCCGATATGGACCGCGCACGTCAGGGTGTCGCCGTTGGTGCCGCTGCCGTCCACGATCTTGTTGGCCGCGGTCGTGACGGTATGGGCCTCGGCCGTTTCGCTCTCGATGTAGAGCAGCTTGCAGTTGTCGGCCGCCGTCGGGGTCGCGAGCGTGTAGCTTCCGGCCGTCGCATCCGTCAGGCGCGCGATGTTGACCTGCGCGGGGAACGTGATGGCGACGCTCCCGGCCGCTCCGGTGTAAATCTGGCCCAGCGTGCCCCGGTTGTCGAGGATCGAGACGCCGGCCGCCGGAGTGGCGGCGTTCAGGATCGCCTGCGTGCCCCCGAGGTTGGTCCACGCGGAATCCACCACCACGACGCCGCCGCCGGCGGCAGCGGCGGCATTCAGGGCCTCCTGCAACCCGACGGTGCCGGACAGGATCAGGGCGCCCTGCCCGTGGGTGTGGCTCAGGTTGGCCGTGATCGAAACCGTCCCGTCGGTGTTGATCGAAACCGCCGTCGGGGTCACGGTCTCGGGGTTGGCATCTTCAATCGTGATTGAGGCCGTGATGGCGTAGGGGTCTAGGTAGGAACCGTCCGGCAGGGTAACCTGCGCGGGCAGGAAAGGCTGGGGCGCCCGCACCACGATGACGCTCCCGGCGCCGGTCCCGGTATTGCCGGAGATCAGGACACCCCCGGGGAAGTCGTTGGCGTAGCCGTAGGCGAAGTTGCTGGCGACGAATACGCCAGCGACACGGGCCTGTTTTGCGGGCGGAATGAATTGGGACATGGTTTCTCCTTAGTGGGACTTCAAGCGTTGGGCTGCCCGCCGCAGCGACCCGGATTTTCTCTCAGGCAGGTTGCCGCTCGGCGTTGCGGCAAAATCATGGAGCTGCTGGTGCGTGAGGTTCAGCAGTGAACGGTCCTTGCGATACAGTTCGCCCGGCTTGTGCTCGGCCAAAGCGAATAGGCGTTGCTGCGCCTTGCTGGTCGCGGGCATCAGATCCCGTCCGTTCGCAGCACGCCCTTGCGGTAGAGGAACTGGCGGAACGAGCGCCAGAACAGTGGCCGAATCGCCACCTTCCGAATGACGTTGTGCTCAGGGGAGGGGTCGCACACGTTCACGGCGACTTTCCCGCGCGCTGCCACAAATCGAAAGCCTCTATCGGACTGGTAGACGACCTCTCGGAACAGCCTTGCGGTAAGTGGCATCAGTAGCTTCCGCCCCCGAGCGTGCTCATCAGGCCCTCGGGCGCGCCGGACTCCGGCTGCTCGCCTTCGCCGCCCTGCTCGTGCGCCCCCTCCATCTCGCCCCGGGCATGGTCCATCGCTTCATCGAGCGAGCCGTGGTCGGAGTGCTCCACGCCATGCGGATGATGCGCCGCGACATGGTGGCCGCCCGCCTCATCCTTGAAGATGTGGACGCTATGGGCGCCTCCGCTGTGCTCCGGGCGTTCCCCGGGCGCTTCGGCCCCGCGTTCGGGCGCCTTTTTCTCGGGTGCGGGCCGATCCGACGCCTCCGAGCGCTCGTGGGCGCGTCCCAGCGCCGGGTTGGCAAAGTAACGACCGCTTTTGGTTGTCATCCCCATGGTGGTAAACCTTCCTTTTGCCTCTGGCGTGCGGCTTCCAGCCGCTTAAACTCGTTCGACTGGCGATATTCCCAACTGGCCGCCAAATCCGACTGGCTGCGCCGCATCCTGAAGGGCCGGAGGGCCTTTTTCGGAGCTTCGGTCGGAGTTAGGCTCACGGGATCATCGGTGCGCGTCAGCCCATTCGCGATCATGCGCCCGTTGAAGCTGATATGCGGCTCCGGCGTCTCCGGCAGTGCATCGCGCCACGCCTCATCGCAAAACGTGGCCCACCACAGGCGAATCGGCCCCGCGATGATGTTCCAAGCGTTCTTCACCGTCATCTCCGCAACCTGAAGGTCCGCAATTTCCGCCCGACCGTCCCCATCAGACGCCGGTGCTCCATCGCACGCTCGGTCATGTCTTCGATGGGGGCCAGTTTTTCCTGCATCTCGACCTCAATGGGCTTTCTCGCGGGCCGCAACCGGCTCATCAGGCCGTACCGGCACATGTCGGCCGCATCGTCCCCGCCTTCGCCCTGCTCGTTGGCGTCGAACTTCTCGCAATCCTCCGGCTTCTCCTTGCTCACCGCCATTAGGGCGATGGTTTCGGCCGTGCGCTTGCACCGGGGCGACATCACGAACTCGGGGGCCTGCCCCGCGTCATCCTCGGACGGCAATTTCCCGATCAACTCCGACATCAGGCGCCACCCGCCCACGCGGTCACGGTTCGCCAATCCGGCCAACGGAAGTCCGCGCTTCCTGAACACCTGGTTCAGCCGGTCATACGGGGTGTCGCCCGAGTCGCGCTCGCTTTTCGCGTCCGACCCGATGTAGATGGCGTCAATTTCCTCGCCTTCCGAGAGGTCCGCGATCTTGTTTGCGAGGTCGCCCGAGTCCATCCGGTTCCTGATGAACTCCCGGTACTGCCAATAGAGGGGCTTCGCCGTGTCGTCGCCCCGGTACCCTTGGGTGAACCACCCGACCGCCGCGTTGTGGTGAAACCCCCAGTCAATCGCGATCCACCGCTTGAACCACGGGCGCCAGTGCATCTCCTCG